ACTGTGCGTTTCCGGCTGACATCCATTCTTTAAGTTGTGCTGCCTTGTTGTCTAGTTCTGTGACTAAAACTTCAAAAGCGTCCATCATTCACCTTTCTGTTTTGGCTCCATTTGTTTCATTTGTGATTCATGTTGCTCTCTGCTTTTTTGCAATGCAACATTAGTTATCAGCTGTTTGTTCTGTAACTGATGTGCCTTATCTTTTTCAGAGATGTGCTTCACAAGATCTACACCCATCTTCATCTTCTCAACTGTTTCGGAAGTTTCCATTTGTGCTTGAGATTTTGCTGCGTCCATAGCCACTTGTGAGGCAATACGGGCGCGTTCTACTTTGATACGCTCTTGTTCGATCATTAAATCGTTTTGATCTTTTTGAGTTTTTCGTTTTTGCTCTGCCATCTTGATCTGCATATCTTGTTGTTGTAACTGGACAAGCGGATCTTGAGCCTGCTGCTGTGCTTGCTGCGCTGCAACCTGCTGTTGGTTTTGCTGTAACAAACGCTGTGAAGCCTGCGCCAACAATGGGGCAAGGCGGGCTTCGACTTCTGGATCCATGTGAACATCTTCGCCAGACTCGTCTTGTTGAGGTGGCAAGGACATACCGAGCTGCTTTTCAATCTCAACGCGATACTGGAATCCAAGGTGTTCGTTAATGTGAGCCATCATTGCGGCTTGTAACTGCTGTGCCATCGGGTTGCCCTGCAGCAACTGCATAATCTTAGGATCTTTCATTGCAGACATATGGACTGTGATGTGAGCCGTATGATCTTGGTATTGGAAAGCCTTTGCTGGCTTCATCATCAAAATATCCTGATTCTCTGTGACAGGATCTTTTGGTTTCATATCCTCAGGCAATGGAATTAGCTTGGCGCCATTCTTAATTCCTAGCACATCAATCATTTGACGATAAAGCAAAGGCATATTAAAGAGTGTTGGAGACTGCATAGCCAATTGCATTACAGCCTGATACTGAACAATCTTCTGCGCCATCGTAGATGCATTAGGATCGCTGACAGGGATAACGTCTACATTGTGATAGTCCGCTTTCTTGGCTTTACGACTGCCTTCTTCTGGCTCATAGTCATAATCTAGTGGAGCATTCCGTCCAATAATTTTCTTTAATAGCTTTAATTCTTGTTTTAGGCTGTAATGAATGCGGGCTTGTACCGCAGACATGACTTTTAAGGTGCGCTCCAAAATAGCCAGCGTTGTGCCGACGGGCGCGGCAGCAGACATATCAGAAACTTGTAAGTCGGCTGTGTTAGCAAAACGACGACCTTCTTCTACGATCTGGTTTAACAACGCCATTAATACTTGGCTGGGTTCCTTGTAGGGGAGAGGCATGATGTTGTCGCGCATGACTCCGGACGGAACATCAACATCGCGGAACTCTCCGGGGGCAATCGGGGTGTCGTCTCCTTTGACGCGCAAGCCACGGGTCTTAAAGCCACCCGGCAGATTCGCAAGGGATCCTGCATCGACCAACTGACGTATGATGGAAGTGCCAGACTTAGCGTAAGCGCCAATAAGGTGGATGAGGCCAAAGTTATAAAAACCAAAGCCGGGAATATACCCATAGTGGACAAAATGCTGGAGTTTTTTGTGTCTTTCATCTTCTGGCTCCCAGTTACGACGGATAGACAACACCGTGCTTGTGCCTTTTTCAATTGTGACAATGTAGGGCAAAGCAATTCCAGTAGCTTCGCCTTCTGCGTCGGTATGCTCGTAACCTTCTAAGTCTAGGTTGACGTGCATTTCTAAAATTTTGTAACGATCATCAGAAGTAGCGCGGAATCCTAGCTTTTCTGCAATCTTTTTCTCTACTTCGTCTAGGGCATTGACTGGATCTCCTAGATCTACATCGCGGTAGAACCCTGCAACCTGTAGGGCGCGCAATTCATTCTCGGTTTTGCGCATAACATGGGTAATACGGTCAGCAGATTCAAGGCTAGATGCGCCATAAGGCACAACCATATCTTCTGCAGGTACATACATAGAGACTTGGCGTCCAAGTTGCTCATCTTCGTACACTTTTTTGAACGCATTACCAGCTAAACCCAAGCCCCAAAGCATTCTTTCCATTTCTGGACGGTATTCTTGCATGACTTCGGTCAGTTCAAAGTTCATATCTTCTTGAACTCGCTCTGCCGCAGCCTTTTTATCTGGTGTTTCTTTGCCAATCACGTGGGTTTTAACTGGACCTGATGCTGGGAAGATGGACATCATGGTTTCGGACTGGAATTTAACCAGTGCTTCGCTCAAAAGTGGATGGTAAACGCCACAAGCGCCTTCCCATGGCTCACTTCTTTCTTCAATTTTAAGACCAAGCAGTTCTAAACCATCCACATAAGTCTGGATCCAGTCTTTTCTTGAGCCAATATCGGATTCAAAATCAGAAATTAAATCGCTTGCCATCGTAGCTAAGACGCGATCATCCATTTCTTCTGCAATATTTGCGTAAAAATCGTCGTTTTTTTCGCCTTCTGGGGTCAGCGGATCCATAAAGTCCCCGCCTTCCTCAACGCTCACTATTTCAATCTCAAGCGGTAGTTCTTTTTCCGCTAGAGCATCAATCCCTTCTGGGGCTTGGTAGAGAGCTTTATCAATTGCCATAATTTTGTTCCTGTTTTTTGTTTATATCAAAAATTGCCCAACGGTTTTCGCCTTTTGCTTTTACATAATGCAAAAAAACTTGCGTATATTCTTCACCTTCATACTTCTCTCTCCAATGCACAGACTTCATTCCTAAATAAATTGCTGCTTGTCCGGGCTTCAAAGTTACTGGTACAGCTGTATTATCTGGTTTGGTAAACCAAATAGGCCATTCTTTATCGCCATTTAAATTTAAAGTGACGCTAATTTCACAAGCCGGTCTATCTGTATGTTTTATCAAATCATTATCTTTGCTATAAAACCTTCCATATGCATACGTTGGGAAAACTGGTTCTTTTAAAAAATCTGCCATAAACCCAATTTTTTCCATTAAAATTTCCATAAAAATTAATGGTCCATACATCCCTTTTGAATCTTTAGCGCTTGTTGTATGGCGAAACATACTTTCATGAGTTTTATAAATTTCCTTAAATTCTTGATATAGCTCTTTTGCCCTATCTTCATTAATAAAATCATTTATTACTACAAAATTGTTTTCTAACAATTCTTGATTCATTTGCTTCCTTAATAATATCCAGCATTACGTCGGGATTTAAAATACTGCGGTTCGTCGGGTTCATCGGATGGAAGTCTAATGAATCCGCCCTGTCTAAAGCGAATAAGCGCTTGCGTGGATGAGTCCACTAAGTCGTCGTGATCGGAATTAGGGAAAGAAGCCATCTCTTCGATAACCTCTTCCGCCCATCTTTTCTCAGGCGCCCAAACCTTGCCAGACGCAAACAAGTCTGTTACTGAATTCAATCGGGCTATCTTATCATTTCCTCGGGTTGGGGTAAACTCGGATACAGGAATACCCATGCGTCTTAATTCTCCGATTAACGGCAATCCTGATGCCTTTCCTTCCACAATAAACGCATCTGGCTGGAACTCTTTGTACATTTCAAACGCTTTTTCCTTTAGCTCTGGAAACTCTAAGCGCGCTTTATAGGCATCAATCAAGATAATGTTGGGATCATTTTCGTTCTCGTCTTTATAGAAAACGCCCCAAGTCGTGCAGGCTGAGTAGTCTGAGCGCTCATTCTTAGTAAAGGCAGTATCCCAAGACTGGATAATAAAATCACATTGAGGAGGATACTCTTGATCCCAAACTTTCCACCACTCGCGTTTGACTAACGCGCCCTCTTCGGAGGTGGGTTGTTGTTGATACTGTGCCTGCCACTTAGAAATTGGCAATTCCTCCCGAAGAACTTCCAGTTCTTTTAAATCCCAAAACTCTGGCCATAATGCGCGGCCCGAAGGGAGAATCGCCGGAAAGTCAATCTGCTCCCAAACGTCACCGTCTTTCTCGATTGACGATTTAATAATCCTGCCGGTTAAGTCTTTCTTAGCCCAGCGGGTCATAACGACTACAATCGCTCCGCCCGGCTGGAGTCGCTGACGTGGACCTGAGGAGTACCATTCGTATACTTTATCGTAAACTTCGGGATTCGTGGCCGCAATCGCAGCTTCCTGTTCAGAATGCGGGTCGTCGATGATGAGTAGATCCGCGCCCTTACCTGTAACGGTACCGCCAACACCAATAGCAAAATACTCGCCGTTACCGCTAGTAGACCAGCGACCAGCAGCTTTGCTATCTGACCGAAGAGAGACATCTGGGAATACTTTCGCATATTGTTCGCTTCCTACTAAGTTACGGACTTTTCGTCCAAAGCCTACTGCCAGTTCAGCAGTGTTACTACACTGAATAATTTTCTTATTAGGGAAACGCCCCAAGAACCAAGCAGGAAGCATATAAGAAGCAAACTCAGACTTGGTATGTCGTGGAGGCATATTAATAATAAGTCTTTTAATTTTCCCACTGGCTATCTCCTCAAACTTCTTGGCCATCACCTTATGGTGGGCGCCGTTAATAAATCCCGGCCACATTTCATGAACAAACGCCATAAAGTCAGTGGTCGCTTTTTCGCGCTTTTTAGAATTTAAATACACCTCCGCCGCCTCCATAAAGGCA